AGGAACCAGTAGAGGAAAAAGGACCGATCGAGGTCATCCCAGAAGAAGATGGTGGTGTAACATTAGATTACGAGCCGGGTGCAATCAACGTGCCAGGAACAGAATCACACTTTGATAATCTAGCAGAACTTTTACCAGACGATGTTTTAGAACCAATTGGTTCTGAGATGACACAGAATTACATGGATTACAAAGCGTCCAGAAAAGAATGGGAGCAATCCTACATCACAGGATTAGATCTTTTAGGATTTAAATACGAAAATAGAACAGAACCATTTCAAGGAGCCTCAGGTGCAACACACCCAGTTCTTGCGGAGGCAGTCACACAGTTTCAAGCTCAAGCATACAAAGAATTATTACCAGCAGACGGACCTGTGAGAACACAGGTTATAGGTGTCAAGAATCCACAGACAGAACAGCAGGCGACACGTGTAAAAGATTTTATGAATTATCTGATTATGGATCAGATGAAGGAGTATGAGGCAGAGTTTGATTCTATGTTATTTCATTTACCACTTGCAGGTTCTACATTTAAAAAAGTTTATTATGATGTACCAATGGGCAGAGCAGTATCTAAGTTTGTTCCTGCTGATGAGTTGGTTGTGCCGTACACGGCAACGAGTATTGAAGATGCAGAGTCTGTAATACACACGATTAAAATTTCAGAAAACGAATTAAGAAAACAACAGGTCAATGGATTCTATAGAGATGTAGAATTAGGACCACCAGGTCATGTAGAAAAAAATGATCTTGATAAAAAAGAAAAAGAATTAGACGGAACAAAAAAGACAGGTAAACAAGAACCTGTGTATACTCTGTTAGAGTGCCATGTAAATCTAGACCTCGAGGGTTTTGAGGAGATTGATGCAAATGGTGAACCAACAGGAATAAAATTGCCCTACATTGTAACTGTAGAAGAAGGCAGCCGATTAGTTCTCTCTATACGGAGAAACTATGCGCCCAATGATCTAAAGAAAAATAAGATCCAATATTTTGTCCA